CAGTTAAGCCGCCTTTGTGCCGACGTAATGCGTTGTAGATCGCGGTGCCTTCGACAACACTTCCTCCGACACTATTGATTCGGAGGTGGATATGTTGGCCGCTGAGTTTTTTAAGCTCCGCAATAAATTCCTTCGCGCTTGTTCCCCCAAAACCGATCTCATCAAAAAGGGAGATTTCGGCGCTGCCGTTTTCGGTCGATTGAATTGCATACCAGCGGGAGGCGGCGGGCTTCATTACCGCCCGCGCGGTGTCAATCTTGCTGCGGTGGTGCGGTCGGCGCAGGCTGCGCTACAGGCGGCGCGGGATTGGGGTTAAAAGTGGCAATGCTGTCGGGGCTGATTTCAAACTCCGCAGCCAGTTCGGCCAAATACTTCGCCTCGGTAGCGCGCTGGCGCAGTTCGTCTTTCCACTCGCGCCCGCGCTCCGCGTAATCCTCTGCGTAGGTGCGGAGCCCCGCGCGCACATCGTTGAGATTGGCCTGCGCCTCGCGGCCATAGTCCACGCTCGCGGCGGCGGGCGTCTGCCAATCCACGCGCCACCAGTTGTCGTTTTGCGGGATGAGACCGCGCGACATGGCCGTCGTGATAACGTGTGCCCAAACGCGATTGCAAAAGCGGTCAATGAGAAGCGCCTGCCTATGCTCAAACGTGCGCTGCGCGCGCACCAGCACCGAACGAAGCGCCGCGCCCCCGGCATCTGCGGGACGCACCACAAATTCAAAAGGCACACCCAAGTTGATGCACACCTCGCGGATCAGCGCATTGCTGAAGTCCATGAAAGATTGTTTCGGGCGGTCACTTGACCAAGCGACCAGATCCTCGCCCATGCCGAGGCGCGGGATGGCCCCGCCCGTAGTTCCGAGGCTCTCCACGGTCATCTCGGAAGTGCCGTCAGGGTTTGCCACGGACTGCGACTCGCCAAAGAAATCCGCGCCCTGCGGGTTGCTCGATTTGATCGCCAGCGCAACGTAGCTGTTGATCTTCAGCGCCATCTTTTCAAACGAGATTGCATCTTGCAGGTCGCGCAAGTGGTTGATCGAGGGGGCCATCGGCGTGACAAAACGCAATTCGTCGCCCGCGCTGGCTTCTCCGAGATGGATCATCTGCGTGGCCGGGATGTCTTCAAAATCAAGGCTCTGCGGAACGTCTCCATCATCGCCCAAAACGCGGCGATAAAAGATCGGCCTCATGTCCGCATTGACCACCACGCCGTCAATTACGCGCTGGCCCGTGGCGCGCCCGATGCCGTTTGGCTTGTAGATGACGTTTGGATCGTCCGCGATCCTGTGAGCCAGAATCATTTCAAGCGCGGGGTATCCCGTGCTTTGCTGCGCGGTGCGGAAAAAGATTTCGCCGTCGCGGTCAACGGCAATCGAGGCCAAGCGCACCATTTCGCGCCATGAGTAGCGCCCTTGAATGTCGGCCACGCGGCTCCACTGCGCAAAAAACGCCTCGGCGGCGGCGTCCCATTGTTCGTCGCCGCTGCGCGCCTGCGGGCGGATGCCACCGCCCCCGGCAACGTAGCGGGCTTTTTCGGTAATCATGCCGCGCACCAGCGGCACGTTGTTGTAAAGGTAGCGGGACAAGCGCATGAGGCGCTCGCGGTCGAAGCCCGTGACATCAATGTGCGAGTCCACGGCCCGCGCGTTGGCGGGCATCCGGCGCTGAATCGAGGGACGCGCGGCATCGTAGCTGACGGCCTTGGGGCTGAAGGCTTTGCTTACAAGTTTCCAGCGGTCTGCGAGCTTCATGAGTAGAGCGGGTAATTAAAGGCGGCGATCATCGTCTTGGGGTTCTTGCGTGTCAGATACGCCTCAAGCTCGGAGTCGGTCATGTCTTTGACCAAAGCCCAACAAGTGAGCGCCATTTCCGCCACGGTCGAAGCCGTCATGTCGGGCGGCAAACTGTAGGAGAAGCTCTTTCCCCCCATTGAAGCGGATACCAAAAGCCGCCCGCCCTCCTTTTGGGCGTTGTATTGATTGGCCCCGATTAGCTCTAGCGCGGCCTTGGTCTTCGACGCTGATTTACCCGACGCAAGCCAAGCTGAGAAAATAAACGCGCGCGGAGACATTGCTTCCGCGATCGGATGTCAATGCGTCAGGCTTTGGCTTGCTTGGCGCGATACTTGGCCCACCGCGCTCGAATGGCGGCTTGCGCCTGCTCGCGTGTTCGGGCCTTGCTCGGCCCCTTAACTTTGCCGCCTTTGCTGCCAGTGGCGCGGGTGTCCACGAAACTGGCTGGCAAAGGCTTGTTGCAGTTCGGGCATTTCACGCCCGCAATGTTAGAGGGCATCGTTGCCAACCTCAATAGGAAGCTCCAGTTGCGGGTCGGCGGCTTGAACGCGGGCGACTTGAACAAGGTGCGCGTGGCGAATCACGATCTCGGTCAGCTTGAGAGCGGAAGCGATATCGTAGTCGTGCTGCTCGTTGAAGTGCGCGGCGGCGTGCGCGATTTCGGTGATGTTCATTTGAGTTCCTCCGGGTAGCAGGCGATGGCCCCGCGACCAAAGTCCACATAGACCAAGCCGTCGAGGTCATCGACATCGACAACATCGCCGCGCTCGCCACGCCGCGCGCTGGCATCCGCGCTCGCCAGCGGCGAGTCGTGAATGGAGCGGCGGGCAATCGCAGTCTCGGTGCTGCGCCAGTAGTCTAAGATGGCGCGGCTCATTGTGCGTCCTCCTCGTCCTCGGTGACTTGATCGTTGTAGGCCGCGAGCAGACGCACGGCAGCTTTGTGATAACGCTCCGCGCCATCACCCCATCCGTAGGGAATGGCGTAGTATTCCGCGTCATCGAGTAACTCGTCGAGGTTCGGATCGTCGAGCGAAACCCAGACTGACTTTGCATTGCCGCGAATTGCTTCGGGCGTAGGCAGGTCGCGCTCTTGATGATCGTCATAAAACATCCGAGGCAAACGAATGATGCGATCTTCCTGCGCGGCAGTGGTGTTCTCCGCGCCCGTTGGTGTGTTCTGTGTTTTCATTACGCCCTCACTATACGCCAGCTGCTTGCGTATGCAAGGCCAAAACAGCACTTTTTTGAAAATTTTTTTGCCCCCTGCTAACCCCTTGATTTTGGGGGTTTTACTCTGTTGGCTCGTCCAACTTGGGGCGGATGATGTTCCCGTATTCCGCCAGCGCCAGAATCATTAACTCGCAATCGAGCATATGGTTCGGCCTGCGCCCGATCTGCCGCCAGATGTAGTTCTCCCGACCCGTGAGCGGGCTGCGCTTTACCACCTTGCGGTGCGCGTCGAGGTGCGCTTTGTATTCCTCGCTTGCGTCAGCGGCCACCGTCCACGCCGGGCCTTTGCCTCCGCGCAGCCATTCCAATACGTCTTGCGCGGCGGGTGACGAGAACAGCATGAGGAAATATCCGCGCCGATATGGCTTGAGGACCGAGATGGCCTTGCGAAGCGTCTTGCCGAATTTCACGCCGTATCCGTCCGCGCGGTCTTCGCCCTTGGCCGGGATGTAGCGGTTGCGTAGACAGACATCGAGCACCTCGTCGGTGCGGAAACCGGAGTCGACCACAACGAGCTTGGCCATCGTGCCGCCAATGTTGCGCGGGGTGTCGAGGCCGAGTTCCTGCACCTTGAACTCCAGATCGGCCCAGGTGGTGAGCCGGCCTTCGTCGACGAGTTTGCTGCTGCCGTCTTTTGCAAAAGCGCGGCATACGAAATAGAAGCAGTCCTGCTGCACGTCCACGGCCATGATTCGGGCGGTGCCTTCTTCGGGCTCGGCGCGGAGGTTGTATTCGCCCACGGTGAGCGGGCGGGATTCGTCGGTCATGGCCTCCTCCCACGGCTCGGCCAAGATGCTGTTGACGAAATCCTGCAGGCCCATGAGCGAAGACTTGTCTTGCAGAAATTTCACGGCCAGCGCGCCGAAGCTTCGGCGCACCGAATACAGCGCGGACAAGTGGTAGCTGCGATGCCCCGGCAGTGCGTTGGCATTCTCCGCGCGCCATTCCCCTCCCCGCAGCATCTTGGTCTTTAGGGCGTCGGTGATGTGGCCGTTGCAATGCGGACATTCAAGGCGCGCGGTTTCACGGACGCGCTTTAGATCCCATTGGTTCTGGTCAATGCGGGCGTCATCGTCCCATTTCATCATCGGCCACGAGAGGAGCGTCATCTCGTTGCAATGCGGGCACGGCAACCAGAAGCGGCGTTGGTCGCCTTCCAGCCATGCCTTCCAGATTGAGCCTTCCTGAGTCGTGGGCGTGCTGGTCATCACGATCAAGTGCATCGGGAAGGACGCGACACGTTGCACGGCAAGCTGCACGGCGGCGGCTTCCTGCTTGGTTTTGGTTTTGTATTTGTCCACCTCGTCCAAGCAGAGGAGCGAAATACTACGGCCCGCAAGGTTGCCGGGGCTGTTGCTGCCGATGAACCACAAGTGCATACGCGCAAATGCTTGGTCGAGGTTCTTAAACTTGTCTTTGTTTCGCGGGAGTTGAGCGCGCAAAACCTCGTTGTCATCAATCATCACTTGCCAGCGCGACTCGCTGAAGCTCTGGGCGTTGGTCTGGGTATCCAGAACCCACAGCGCGGGGGCTGGGGCGCGGACGAGGCGGTAGGCCATGCCAACTTGGATGGCCGTGCTTTTCGCCACCTGTGCCCCGCAGAGCAGCGCCATCGAGCGGACGCCGCTGGCCGGGTGGAAGCAGTCGAGCCATTCGCGCATATACGGATAACTCCGCACGCGAAACGGCCCGGGCGACGAAGTGAACCGCGACGAGAAAGACAGGTTGGCCTCTGCCCACTCGGTCACGCTTTGGCGCGGATGCGGCACCCATTGGGCTCGCCACATTGCCAGCGCCTTTTCTCGGCTGTCAGGAATCCACGCGCAGCGCATTGCCTGTGTTGCTCAAGGTGGAGAAGACTTGCTCCAGATAGTCGGCCACGGCATCTCGGGCCAGTTCGGGGTCGTGAGGGTTTGCGGCCATTGCAATGGCCCCCGGCATGGCTTCAAGCAGGGCGCGGAGTTTGCCGACTTCTTCGGCAATGACGGTCTGCACCTGGTCGCGGTGCATGAGGTTTTGAGCCTCTTGCTCGGAGCGGACGAGGTCGCGCTTGCGGATCTCGTGGGCCTCCTCGGCATCCTTCACCGTGCGGCTGGCCGCGCTTCGCTCTTGAATCGTGCCTGCTCGCTCAAAGTCAGTGATGGCGATTTTTCGGAGCTTGTCGGTGACGGCGAGATCATCGGGCAAGTCTGGCAAGGCCGAGAGGCCGATGGGTGTTGTCGGTTGGCTAACTCGTCGCCCGCGCTTCTGGCCCACGTTGGCCGCGCGCCAGTTTTGCGCCTCCTCGACGCTGCCCGTGGGCATTCCCTTCTTCACCAACTGCGCGACGGCGGGCTGGCTGATGCCAAGCGCCTTCGCAAGTTCTGTCTGGCTCATAAGCTATAAGCATTGTTGTCAGCTTATAGCTCGCAGGAATTTATCGGTCTGGTTCGGGCACT